CTGAAAACATTTCTAAAGGAAGTGTCAAAGCAAAACACGGCGAAGATAAACCAAAGGATCAAAGCATTATCTAATTCTCTAAGAGAATGAGTGCACAATGTGGGCCAGGAGGGAGACTGAATGGCCCACACTAAAAGTTATGGATAAAAGATATATAAAATATTTTGATGGCTATAGGGCGGCGTATGGTCTAGCTGACTTCGATGATCCGAAGGCATTTGTAGACCCAGAAAGCGGAAAGAAGAAGCCAGTATACAGATGGAATTACGAACCTTTAACTGAAAAGGTTTACGAAGCTCATATAAAAGGCAATTTGTCAATTGGAATTCAGCCTTGTAATGAGAATAAAGAAGTAAGATTTGGAGTCGTGGATGTTGATCCCAAAGACTATGATGACTTTAATAAAAAATTTTTTATAGATATAATACAAAATTATCAATTACCTTTAATACCTATTGAATCTAAAAGTGGTGGACTACATTTATGTTTATTCATGGACCACTTTACAGATGCAAAAGCAGTTAAATCTTTCTTAAGTAATCTATTACCATTATTTAAATTAAAACCAGACTGTGAAGTATTTCCTAAACAAACCGAACTAACAACGGACGAGGAAACAGGGAACTTAAAACCAGGACAATTTATAAATCTCCCTTATTATGGTGGTAAGAGAAGAGCATTAAACGTAGATGGAACACCATTTGATTTGGAAAAATTTTTAACAGTAGTAGAAGCTAACCTAGTTTCTAAAGAAGACTTAACAAAAATTACAGACAATATAGATCAAAAAATATATCAAGGAGTTGATGGAGATCTAATGGATGGTCCACCATGTCTAGCAGATATATCTAAGGTATCTAATAAAGAAGGCTTTGATGGTAAAGATAGATTTATGTACAACTACCATGTCTTTGCTAAGATGAAATACCCGGATGGTTGGGAACAAAAAGTTAAAAATGCTCCAGTTAAATTCTTTGAAGAACGACATGCAAATGCGTGGGACGATAAAATATTAAGTGCAAAATTAAAATCTTGGAAGAGATCGGACAAGGGATATACCTGCACACAAAGTCCTTTAAGTGATTTTTGTAAGAAAGGTATTTGTGTTAAAAAAAGATTTGGGGTACTGGCCGGATCAAAAGGGTCGTATCCAATACTGACTAATTTAAGAAAGATAGAAATTTTTGAAGAACCTGAATACGAATTTGATGTAACTAAACCAGATGGTATTGCAACAGCTACAGTACACTGTAAATCAATTGAACATTTAAACGATCAACGTAAACGTAGAAATGCCATAGCAAAAGCAGCAGGATTTTTACCACCTTTAATTAAAGGTGAGGAAGAACAAACAGTAATGGATGAATTATATAAAACACAGAAAGCAGTACAACCACCTATAGGAACTTCACCTAAAGAAAAACTACACGACGTATTACATGCAAAAATAAATGGACCGAAAGCATCTACTGATGCAGCATTTAAATCTGGATCAGTATTAATAGAAGGTGAGTATGCATTTTTTAAATTTGAAAAATTTTATGACAGATTAAGAGCTAAAGATTGGAAATATAAAGAAGAAAAAACAGGACGAATAATGGAGACTACATATAGGGAATGTGAAATACAATTCCTAGATCAAAAAAGATTTCCATCTAAAGAGTCTGGTAAATATAATTCTTCTACCAAGAATGTGGTACAAATAAATATAAAATCATTTGAAGAGGTACCAATATACCACACTAAAATAAAACATAAGACGGAGATAATGTGATTAGTAGAAAAATATACGGGCCTCCGGGAACAGGGAAAACAACTAAACTTATTAATTATGTTAAAACATTTTATAAATTGGGAACACCTTTGGATAAGATCGGGTACTTTGCATTCACTACTAAAGCAGCAACCGAAGCTACCAATAGAATGCTAGATGCGTATAAACATCTACAAAAGAAAGACCTGAAAAATTTTAGAACCCTCCACTCTCTTGCTTTTAATAGACTAGGTATGAAAAAAGCACAGGTTATGCAGGATGAACACTACGAAGATATAGGAAGAAAATTAGGTATTGAAGTAACTGTATATTCTAATGGCCAGGAAAACACAGGGTTTGTAGATTCAAACAGTGAGTATTTTAATTTGATAAATGCAGCCAGAATTAAAGAGATATCCATTGAGAATGAATATAATACTGGAATGTATTCTTATGAATTAGAAAAAAATTTACTACATATTTTAGAAAAAGAATTAGATAATTATAAAGATTCATTTAAGCTTTATGATTTTACAGACATGATTGAGAAATTTAATGTGGCTAAATTGTGTCCGAAATATGACGTAGTTTTTGTTGATGAAGCACAGGATTTATCTCCAATACAGTGGAAAATGGTAGATATTTTGCGAGAAAATTCCAAATATGTTATACTAGCTGGAGACGATGATCAAGCTATTTATGGCTGGGCTGGTGCAGATGTACTTAAATTTATAGCTACACAGTCTAAAAAAGACATTATTTTGCCACAATCTTACAGGGTTCCTAAGAGTATACAAACCATAGCGGATAAAATTTTAGATAGAATTCCAGATAACCGAAGAGTTAAAAAGAATTGGAAAGCACGAAACGAAGAAGGAATGGTAGACCACATCACATCAATTGAAGATGCGCCATTACATACAGGAGACTGGTTAGTGCTTGCACGAACTAATGACAGACTAGAAAAACTTAAACCACTTTTAAAAGATATGGGAATCTATTTTCAATATAAGGGAAGAAAAAGTTTTACTACATCATTGTTTAGAAGCATTCTAAACTACACAAGATGGCAAAATAAAGGAGATAAATTATCTTTAAGTGAAGTAAAAGATATTTTTGAATGTACTCAATCTTATCACACTCTAACAGAAGAACGGCTTTATGATTTAACAGAGTTTGGATTTAGTAATACTCAAAGATGGTATGATGTTTTTAAAACAAATCCAGATGAATGTTTGTACATTAGAGAAATGTTAAGACAGGAAGAAAACTTACATGTAGATGCAAGAGTACAATTATCTACAATTCATTCTGCAAAAGGCGGCCAGGCTACAAATGTTTTATTAATTTTAGATAATACAAAAACAATTAGAGAAGCAGTAGAAAAAAGCAACGACAAACATGATGAAGAACAAAGGGTTTGGTATGTGGGTGTAACACGTACAAAACAAAATTTATATATAATGACAGCTAAAAGGGAGGATAGAGGATATGACATCGAAAGTTTGGGATAAACAACACGGCGGATCACATTATCAAAAATACAAAATACAGCCAAGTAAATTTGTAGTTGAGAATGAATTGCTATATCCAGAAGGTTGTGCTATAAAGTACATCATTCGTCATCGTGATAAGAATGGAAAGGAAGATATATTGAAAGCAATACATTTTTTAGAAATGATTATTGAGAGGGATTACAATGAAAATTCCTAAGTTCGAAGCACAGACAGAATGGGTTAAACCTACAGAATTTCCAGACTTACGTCAGGTTGACGAAATTGCAATTGACTTAGAAACAAGAGATCCTGATTTAATTAAAAAGGGGTCCGGCTCTGTTATTGGTAATGGAGAAGTTATTGGTATTGCAGTTGCAACAAAACATTACAAAGGATACTTTCCTATTGCTCACGAAGGTGGTGGTAACATGGATAGACAGCGTGTCTTGTCTTGGTTAAAGGATGTATTAGAAGCACCATCAACAAAAATTTTTCACAATGCTATTTACGATGTCTGTTGGTTAAGAGCTATGGGCTTTAAGATTAATGGCGATATAGCGTGTACTATGATTGCATCAGCAGTAACTGATGAGAACAGATTTCGTTATGATCTCAATAGTTTATCGTGGCATTACCTAGGCTATGGTAAGAACGAAGCGGCACTAGCAGAAGCTGCAGAAGAATGGGGCATTGATCCTAAAGCTGAGATGTATAAACTTCCTGCTATGCATGTTGGATCTTATGCAGAAAGAGATGCTGAAGTAACCTTTGGTTTATGGCAAGAAATGAAAAAAGAAATTATTAGTCAGGACCTGGAAGATATATTTGATTTAGAATCTGACTTGTTTCCGTGCCTGGTTGATATGAGATTTAAAGGTGTGCGTGTAGATATTGAAAGAGCACACGCAATGAAAACAGAATTTAAAAAAGCAGAACAAGATTTATTACATAAGATAAAAGGAGAAACTAATATTGATACACAGATATGGGCCGCAAGAAGTATTGCTAATGTATTTGATGTATTAAGATTAGAGTACCCACGTACAGAAAAAACAGAAGCACCATCATTTACTAAAAATTTTTTACAGGAACATAAACATCCTGTTGTAAATATGATTGCACAAGCAAGAGAAATTAATAAGGCTCACACAACTTTTATTGATTCTATTTTAAGATACGAACATAAAGGAAGAATACATGCAGAGATAAACCAATTAAGAAATGCAGGAGGGGGCACAGTAACTGGAAGATTTTCTTATCAGAATCCTAACCTCCAGCAAATTCCTGCAAGGAACAAGGATCTGGGACCTAAGATTAGATCATTATTTATTCCTGAAGAAGGTTGTAAGTGGGGAGTCTTTGATTATTCACAACAAGAACCAAGATTAGTAGTACACTATGCATCGTTATATAAATTACCATCAGTGTATGATGTGATTGATGCATACAACACAGACTCAAGCGCAGATTTCCACCAAACAGTAGCAGACATGGCTCAGATACCACGTTCACAAGCAAAGACAATTAACCTTGGACTATTCTACGGAATGGGTAAGGCTAAACTTCAAGCAGAATTAGGTGTTACTAAAGAAAAAGCTGCAGAATTATTTAACACCTAT